TTGTTACGATGATTTAGCAACAGCGTTAACAACTAGTTCTCAATTAACTTTAATGCCTAACCCATACTCAGCAGTTGTTGTAGCTCCGACTACACATACTGGTGCTTGCGTGGGTGCAACAACAATTGACATGACTGCTAGTTATTATGGTTGGTTCCAAACTCATGGACCAGCTGCATTATTAACTTCTGGTACTCTTGTACTAACATCACCATGTGTTCGTTCAGATACAACTGCAGGAGCAGTTGAACCTTTGGACGCTGACGTAGAGGTGGAAAGTCAAGCAATCGGACAAGTTATGTGTGTTTCTGCAGATTCAGAGTATTCATTAGTTTGGATGAATCTGTAATAAAATAAATTAGGATGGGGCTTCGGCCTCATCATAATTAATAGTTAGGAGAAAAGTTATGTCAACAGATATAAAATCATCTGCAGTAATTACAACTACAGCGCTCGACGCTGATGGTTTATCGACTGCAGCAGCCGTTGGAAATAATGCAGCACTTACTTTAGGTGGAGCATTAACTTCTGGAGGAGCTTATACAGCAGACACGGGAACAGCTAGACAAATTACACTTTTAAGTGCAGGAGACGATTCTAGTAAAACTTTTACTGTTGTTGGAACGGATGTTAATGGAGATGCTTTATCAGAAACCGTTACTGGAGCAAATGCTGGTACAGCAACAAGTACAGGGTATTTTGCAACGATATCATCAATAACAGCAGTTGGAAATCCTGCAGGTAATATGTCCGCAGGAATTAATTCTGAAGTAGCAGGCGTTATTTTTCAAGGTCGCACACGAGTTAAAAATTTAATTTGGTCTGGTGGTGGTGCTATTGGAACAATTAACATAAGAAATAGTGGAACAGCAGGAACAAGTTTAATAGCAGTTCGTTCTGATGCTACCTTAGGAGTTAATGATCATCTTAGTTTAGCAAAAGATGGTGTTCTTTTTGCTTCTGGAGCTTATATTACTTATACAGAAACTCAGTGTAATAGTGTAACGGCATTTTACGGATAGTAGGTAGCCCATGGCGAATACTACTTCTGGAACAGTCACTTTTGACAAAACATTTGCTGTTGATGAGATTATCAACGAAGCTTATGAGAGAATTGGTTCTCAAGTATCTTCCGGTTATCAATTAAAAACAGCAAGACGATCTTTAAATATTCTTTTTCAAGAATGGGGCAATAGAGGTTTGCACTACTGGGAAGTAGGCGATACTAATATTGATCTAGTTGAAGGTCAGGCAGAATATACTTTTTATAGAGCATCGGGCGATGGAACAAGTTCTACTACAGCAGGCGGAACAACTGGAACTTCTACTTATGGCTTGGACGATGTTTTAGAAGCTACACTTAGATCCGATAAAACAGATACAGATCAATCTGATTCTTCTCTTACAAAAATAGCTAGATCTGCTTATTCAGCATTATCAAGTAAACTTTCTAAAGGAACTCCAGCACAATATTTCGTTCAAAGATTCGTGGACAAAACGACATTTACAATTTACCCAACACCCGATTCAACAACGGCAGCAAAAGATGTTCACATGTTTTTTGTAAAAAGAATTCAAGATGCAGATGCAACTTATACAGACGCAACAGATGTTCCATACAGATTTGTACCTTGTATGGTTTCAGGACTTGCATTTTATTTAGCACAAAAATTTAACCCACAATTAGTACAACAAATGAAATTGTTGTATGAAGACGAGTTAACACGAGCATTAGCAGAAGATGGTTCTTCATCTAGTACTTATATAACTCCGAAGAATTACTATCCGAATATATAATGGCATACGCAAGAGGAAAATACGCACAGGCAATATCAGACCGATCAGGAATGGCTTTTCCATATAATGAAATGATTAGAGAATGGAATGGAATGTTTGTTCATAAATCTGAATATGAATCAAAACAACCTCAACTAGAGCCAAGACCTCATGGTGGAGATGCACAAGGTTTACAAAATGTAAGAACAGATAGAACAGAAAAAACTGTAGCACAACTATTAATTCCTGATCCATTTACCACGTATGCAGCTTCATCGGGTATTATAAATGTTTATGCACCGAATCACGGATTGACAAATGGCTCAACGTACAGATTTAGAGGTGCACCAACAGTTTCAGATGGTTCTGCGGGATATGGTAATCCAGTCAGCTTTGATGGTATAGCAGGATCAAATATTGCATATGCTTCAGGTTATGCTATTACTACAGGTAAGTATGTTAGCGGTAGTAGAGACACAGATCAAACAGATAATTGGTTTTATTTTACAGTTAACACAAACACTGCAACAGCAGGTAGCGTGAAAGGAGGAGGGTTTCCGGTTTCAATAGGACCAGTAACTCTATCAGCATAATGGCCGGATTTACATATTCAACACTTACAACAGCAATTCAGAATTATACTGAAGTTGGAACAGGTGTACTTTCAAGTACGATCACAGATCAATTTATAGATAATTCAGAACTTAGAATTCAAAGAGATATTCCAATTGATGCAGATCGAAAAGAAGTTGTAGGTAATTTGGTTGCTTCAAAAGACAATGTTTATGCGCCAGCTGGAACATTATTTGTTAGAGGAATACAGGTTTATACTTCAACAACAGCGGCAACGGGAGCTAATAGCTTTTTAGAAAAGAAAGATATCAGTTTTTTAAGAGAATATGATGCCGCAGAAACAACTACTGGAACTCCAAAATACTATGCAATGTCTGGAGGAGCAACAGGAGCAGGAGCAACTTCTTCAGGAAGAATAACAATTGTGCCCACTCCAAGTTCAGGTTTTATGTATAAGTTACATTATAATGCTAGACCATTAGGATTGAGTTCAGCGAATACGACAACTTTTTTAAGTTTAAATTTTGGCAATGGACTTTTATACGCTTGCTTGGTAGAAGCATTTAGCTATTTAAAAGGTCCAATGGATATGCTACAATTATACGAACAAAAATATCAAACCGAAGTACAAAAATTCGGTGGAGAACAAATAGGTAGACGAAGAAGAGACGACTATACGGATGGTGAACCTCGTATACCCGTTCCTTCTCAGACACCGTAAGGATTAAAATATGGCAACACTAACATGTAAAGTAATAGAAGAAATCACACTAAACAATAATAGTTACAACAGCGAAAGATCGTTAGATATTTCAAGTGTTAATGAAATTGTTAAAAGAATAGTTACCATATCAACTACTGAAACAGGGTTGTTAGGTTTTGCTACAGCTTCTTCAACAGACTTATCAAAAAGTTATCTAGCAGGTCAGTTTGATGAAGACGATGTTAGATATATTAGAATTACAAATTTAGATTCAACAAATCACCTTACATTAACATTTAGAGATGAAGATAGTACAGAATTTTGTATGAAGGTAGACGCTGGCCACTCGTTTATTTATCCTGGTGATAATAGTGGTGGAGTTAAAGATACTATGCATGCAGCTGGTTCTGCAATTACAGTATCATTAAACGATTTAGTCGATATCACAGCACTTGCTGATACAGATTCTTGTGATGTTGAAGTATTTGTAGGAAGCGCTTAGGAGATAAAATATGGCATCAAGTTATACAGGTCTTGGTACAGAGTTAATGACAACCGGCGAGAATGCCGGTACATGGGGATCAACTACCAATACCAATTTACAAATTATAGAACAAATTTCTGGTGGTTATACCGCGCAATCCATAGCGGGCGGTGTCCAAACAACAACGTTGTCCGTTTCTGATGGATCAACAGGTGCAGTTCTTGGACACAGAATTATAGAATTTACTGGAACGATTACTGGAAACCAAACGGTAACTATTCCTTTAGATGTTCAGCAGTTATACATTCTTAAAAATGGCACATCGGGTGCCTATACCGTTAATTTTAAATATGCTTCTGGATCAGGAAGTAGTGTTACTTTTGCAGCAACAGATAAAGGCACTAAAATTGTTTATGCAGCCGCAGACCATGCTAGCAATCCAAATTTAGTTGATTCAGGTATTTCATC